AAAATCAAACTGGGTTTTATGATTATGCCCAAGATGTTGCTCGCACTGCATCATCATGTGGTCTATTTGTGAGGTCTTGCTATAATGCGGGTGGATGTATTAACCAATATTTCTTGACGATGTATCCAACTTCTGCAGCAATTTCAGGACCTTTGTACGTAGGAAGTTTAAGAAACTATAGATGGATTAAAGATAGAGGTGGTAACGAAGGCATCATTGATGCTTTGCGAGCAGGATACTTTTATTTTCAAGAAGACGGATCTGGAACTACAGACGTAAATAAAGCTAAGACCATCAATGACAAACAAGCAGAAAAAATTGAAATAAACATTAATGATATATTGAGTGTTAACGTCGGCAATGGCCAAGACAATTTTTCTTTGCTTGTCGATGGGGGGGGTAAGGTCGTTCCTTATGAGTCCGACAGGTCCGCCGCCGGAAAATTGTTGAGGGCTTTTTTAAAACCTGCGAGCAAGCGCGCCCTAATTACAGACGATGAATTAAAAGCAATTTATTCAGGAAGACATCCTGATCCTGATTATAAAGATTTTCCTGCTTTAAAAAAAGGTGATGCCGTTCTAGTCACGAAACCAGATCACATACTCTTAGTTAGAGAAGATCGACCGGCAGGATATGTTATAAGAGACGTGAAAACCGGCAACGTGCTCAACTGGGAAGGTCCTTCCGGAGAATTAGACCCACCGATTGAAGGCATTGATGGTGGACAAGCAGACGACCAAAACTATCTAGACCCAAAAGAAGTTCAAGCTCGAGAGGGATTTGCTGATTATAGCGCCGTGGACGGCGCCATGAAAATGAACAAGCTCCTCGGCCTCCCGCTGAGCTTTGAGAACGGAATAATAGTATTTCAACCTCCAGGAACGTTTAAAAAATTAACCCGGGTAGGCGAGCTCCAAAGTGACAACGCAACAACGTGGTTGTGGGACG